ACAGCGGGTAAATTTTGGAAAATGCACCACGCTCTGATAATTGGATTAAAAACGTGCTGGTTATATTTATCTGTTGTTGTGTCTACAGTTGGAAAATTGAAAAATACTTTATCACCATCCGGGCTAACAAATATCTGCCAACCTTTTTGAGTGCCAGTTTCTGCCACTTGAGCAATCACTGTGCCTCTGATTTTCTCTGATATGGCTGCTGCTTTGTTACCAACCAAGTCTTGCCTGACTACTTGCGATAGCGGCAGATAGCCCTCTTTGGTCATTATAATTACATCACCGCCAAGTTTTGCAATGGCCCGTTTTTCTTGCACCGGCTCTGCCAAACGAAATGAGCCAACCAGTGAAAAATCACTGCCAGGGTTGCTGCCACTATAGATTAGCACCTCACCGCTAGTCATTATGATTGCAAGTAAATCGTCAACACCCTCACCGCCGTCAATTGACAGGCTGTTAATCATTATTATGTTACCGCCAAATGTGCCAACAAGACCCACCGGGAACTTGGTAAAATTGCCTTGAAACGTATCCACTGACGCACTGTGGTAAAAGTTCTGGCTGTCACCAGTCCAATAGTAGACGCGGTTTTTATGCGCGTGAACGCCTGTCAATGTGTTTGGGTTCACACCATCAGACAATGTAATCGACAAGTCGGAGGCGCTTGATCCATTCCAACTAAACGGCACATTTGCGCCTGACGGCACAACAATTGTGTGATTATTAAACTCTATGTGTTCTGCGCGACCATTTGCTAAACCAGTTTTTTTGCTGACCGCTGACCCCGTATCAATCTGGTAAAATACACCATCGTTGCCGATTGCTAGAAATTGTCTGTTTGCACCCGCGCTATGCTCGATTATCGTTTCTACATCGCCTGTGCCGATACCAGTGCAAAACTGCGTAAAACCGTCACGCAATGTTATTTTCCCTGTTGTCGGAAAAAAATTGCTCATTATCAGCGCATCCGTTGGCGGCATCGCGTCAATACTGTCACGGCTGTTCAAACCGCCCACAGGCGCAGGCACAGATGCCGCCTTTACGCGGTACTGCCGGGATGATCTTACTGCATCAAGCATTACAGACCATAACCCGCATCAGGCAAGTTAAAGCTATATGGGCTGACCAGATAGCGCCTGTGATCGTCTAGTGACAGAATTGGCGCACCGCCAGAACGGCTAATGGCCTGTCTCAACTCCATTTGATATTGGCGAAAATCCTCATCATAAATCAGGCCGTGAGACTGCTTGTAACGCCATGTAACGCCCATTTCGATCAATGTCTCATCAAGTATGCCAACGTCAGTGTCAGCGGCCATAGCGGCCTGCGATGTGCCGCCGCTGGTCTGGTTCCAGTGGCTGGATACATATTCAAAACCAATGCTTTCAGCCGCATCAGGTGTTGGTGTAATATCAAACCGCAAAGCGTTGCTGCTTGCCTTTAAGCGAAAGCGCTGAACTATGCCGCCAGTCACTGTGCCAAAGCGGTCAGCCTGGTAGGTTTGCGGTGTTATGGGGCCAACCATTGCATCAAGCTCTGTGCGGTTGTAAGCCGTGCCAGACACAAAGCGATCAAAGTCAGTTGGTAGCGCATAGTTCTGCGTGCCATTCACAGTGTTAAAGGTGTGTTCTTTAGTGATAATCGGCCAGTTGCTGGCACGCATAAGCTGTATGCCCTCGCGGTTCACCATTACCAAAAGTTGACGTGCAATGGGGTCAGTATTACCGACAACGGTTGTAGGGCGCTCAAACCCTACGAAGTCAGCTACTGCTTGCGCTATGGTCAGCAGGCTCATTTTTCACCTCTTTGGCTATAGTGTTCAAAGTCGCTGCCGACACAACAACCTCATCAACCAATTCTTTTTTGTTTTTTGCTGCTTCAACTTGCAGCTTTGCAATTTTAGCAAGCTCAACATACGGCTCACCAATATTACGCAATGTCGTTTCTTCAGCGGCTGCAAGCTGTTCAACAGTTTCTATGTGGTTTAGCTCAAGCTCACAGCGGCGCGGCTCTGTCATCCCTGGCAAGTCAGCCAGGTTTGCGCCTTTTGGTTTTTTACGGTTGCCTTTTTTCTTGTAAGCTTCCCACTCTGTCGGAAACCTTTTTATATCGTCTGGCCGCGCTGGGCCTTCCCAAATATCACGCACGCCTGCAATTTCAATGCGGCAAAAATCGCGTGTTTGGCCGTTTAACTCACGTTCAAAAAAAATACCTTTTTCACTCATTCAATCCTCCCGATTGTATAGAAAAAGGGGGCGAGTTATCCCGCCCCCAATATTTTACATTGGGAAATCGCAAATGATTTCCTTATCGCTAATGTCACCAGCGATGGCACAGACGTTATCTGTAACATCTGCTGAAACATCAAGCTTACCGTCTGCTGAACCAGTTGGTGTGAGCGGATCGCCATCAGCGCCTGCTGTGAGCGCTGCGTTCATGGTTGCCATGCCCTTGATCTGCACCCAACAATACTGGCCGTCAGTCGGCGCTGATTGCAAGATGCCTGCACCGATCTCAACAGAATCGGACAGATCAGACGTAACCTTGAACAGTCGGTAACCATCCAAAGTGTAATAGTAAGCGGCGTTTCCGCTTACTGCTGCAACGCTTCCACTGCCAGTGTCATACTGCACATATTTGTAGATGCGTGTGCCGCTTGTGTCATCAACGATGGCACCAAGCTGACCCAACTGAAACTCAGGGGTGTCAGCAACGGCTGTGGGGTCTATCCCCATCAATGCTGCAATAGCCATTACAATATTCCTTCCTTTAAGTGTGGATCACGCCTTGGAGCGCACGATTTGAACAGGTCAAGTTTCCTGACCAGAACATTGGTGTCACCATTGCGTCTTGATTGACTGACATTTTTGCTTCACCAGGCACAAAATCTCTTGCCGCTGCCACCTCAAGACGGAGATAGTCAGTGTTCAAGAAATACATTTTGTCGGTGTTACAGCTACTATCAAAAACCACATCGCTGTTAAGATACTGGACACTGGTAAAACCAGAGTTTGCCAGATCATCACTTGTGATGCGCTGGATGGCCTGAAGGCTACCCAAAAACGCTTTATAGGCATTTGTGCCAGCCATAACTAAGTCTGGGCTGTCAGCGCCACGGACAAGCTGTAGATAGATGTTATTCATATCTGCTTGTACGTTTGTGGTGCTAAATGCACTTGACGTTGCCGTGGTCTGCACATTTTGCCAGAATGTAAAAGTTGATGAATTAATACCACCAACCGTACCAGTTCCAGCATCTGCAACAATCAATTGCAGACCGCCCACCTCTTTTCCTGATGAGCCAGTGCCATCAGAATAGATTGAGGTAGACAGGCTATTCATCATTGACTTTTCAAGGACGTTGATGCGTGCCTCAAGAAGATTGATGATGGCCTCTGTGCCTGAGTTTTTAATTTGCTCCAAGCCGGATATAGTCACGTTACCAGCAAGTTGCTTGTAATCGAAAACGGCGGCTGACAGTACATCGGATGGTGAAACATCAAGTGATTCATACCCGCTGTAAAACTGCACAGTTCCATTATCGGCATACTCAAGTTCACGGACAATATCACGCCCTGTGACGGATGTTTGATTGCCATTTTCGCGCAAGCGCCGCAACAAAGCGTTGTGGTTGCTCACGTTGTCAGAAAGCGTCCGGCTCCTGTTTCTAAGAGTGGTGGTGACGATTTCTGAAAGATTAGGACTAGCCATTTACTAGCTCCTTCCATTTTCAAGTTGTCTGATTGACGCATTAATTGTGTCACGAATAGACGCATTAGCCGAGAGCGCTTGCGCGGCTGGTGTTGCACTGCCTCTAACCTTTGACCGTTGTGCTTTTTTCGCTTTTTGTACGGCTTCGGTTTTCACCTTGGCCTGCGACTGCGATGCTGCAACGCGCTTTAACTCTGCCTGCCTCAGTTCTGGATCGGCATAGACTGCCATCTCATAAGCTGTTTTTAGGTCAGTTGCGTTGTTGTTACTGATGAATGTTCCCATCACATGGCGCACTCTTTCAAAGTGCGGATGCGCCGGGTTGCCATTGGCATCAGTTTCTGCTGCAAATTGGTCAATAAAAGACTGCGTGCTAGCCTGCTCATGGCTCTGCTGCTGTGTCTGTTGATTTTGAATAAAGGCTGTTAGCTGGGCTACTTGCTGCTCTAAGCCTTTTACTTTCGGGTCTGCAAATTCATCCTCTGCCGCTGGATCGTTACCGATTGCGCCCATATCCACGCCATACTGGTTTGCAAGCCAAGCAATAGCGTTTTGAGGGTCTTTTCGCAGATAGTCGTGGGCGGCTAACAGTTGCCTGACAGCACCCACATCATCCATGCCTGCCCTTTCAAAGTCACCCTTGAAGGGGGCCATGATTTCGTCAAACGCTTCCTGGCGCTTTTTATACTTAGCGATGCCTTGCGTTTTTTTTGTGTGATCGGCTTCCATTTGCTTGTAGCGCTTCATAAACATATGCTGCGCTTCAACAGGCAATGCCGTAAATTCTTCAGAAAAATCTTGCGGCCAGTGTTGTGGCGGCTGAATGGCCTCTAATTCTGGCGCTTCCTCTGCCTCTGCCTCATCTGGCTCATCTTCGCTTGTTTCTTCAGGCTGTTCTTCAGCCTCTTCAACCTCATCAGTCTCTGGCGGCTCTGGCAGCGTTTCTGCCTCTGCTTCTGCTTCTGGCGTTTCTGCCTCTGCCTCACCTTCAAATGATTCTAATGTTTTTGCGATTGTCTCCGCGACTGTCTCCGGCCTTGCTGGCTGCGCTGGTATTGAAGCGTCTACTTCTACACCGTCAGTGCTATCAAGCTGCATTTGATTTTTCCTTTACCTGAATAATTTGTCTTGTTCGTTTCCTACCTCGACAAAGTTGTTGCGCCGCAAAAACTCACGGTGCTGGGAACGGCTGGTTATCCAGCCACGATCTTTCATGTTCTGATACGGCTCTATGTCGCGCATAATATTAAGGCCACCGCGATGGGTGGCCTCTGTCTTGGGGATGATCTTGCCATCCTGAAACACAAATGTTTGCTTGCTCATCCCATTAGCATCCCTGCCGCCACGCGGCGCTGGGCTGCATCCATTTTGCGGCGCGGCTTGTTGAAGGTGCCAAGCATACTCATTAAATCAGGGAATACTTTAGCTAGCACACCAGCCAATGGGCTATCCATCGCCTCGCGGATTAGTTCGCGCTCTTGCTCCGAAAGGCTGGCATATGCCGCCTTTGCTTTTTCCATGTCCATTTCCATTATACAAAATCCCTTGGGTTTGCGAATAAGCCAAGCGTGTCAGCCTGTTGTGGCTGCGTCATGCCGCGTGTTTGTAGCAAATCAACCAGTGTGCCGGTTGCATAGCCATATGGGTTGTATTGGTTGCCAAAACCTGAATATGCGTAATATGGCCTGCGCAAAAAATCTATTGCCAGTTCATCAGACGGTATATCACCGCCTGGGAGCGCAACGTCTGCCGCATCAGAGCCATCATCTGCCCGTTGGAAAACATTAGATGCATCATCACTTATGCCGCCGCCAAAGTCACCGCCCAAACTATTCCTTGGGTCGGTGCCTTCAATTAGCTGACCAAATTCATTTGCCGCGCCGGTAACACGCCCATCATATCCGTAAACTGGTGACATGCCGGGTTGCTGTAACGCATTATCAATACGCGGCGTCATAAACTGAGTTGCCTGCGATTGTAGCATATTTAAAGCGACTTGAGGCGTGTTATACCCAACAATTCCCCTAATTCCTGGCTCTCTTGCTGGCGGTGTATATGCCTGCGCTTGTGCAAGCTGCTGGGCAAGCCGCTGCCGTGCTAAAACATTGTTAGCGCCATCAAATCGTGGCGCTGGAACATTGCCAGCAGGCGCACCAAGGTTTGTGGGCGCTTCCATTGCATTATTCAGCGCTGCTTGAACAGTTGGGGTTTGTCCCGCAAAGCGCTCCGCTGTTTGTATTGCTACGTTTCTATCTTCACCCCTTTGCTGTGCTGATCTATCAGCAGTCAGAATATCGCTTGTTGCACCAATCAGCGCCTGGTTGTCATCTGAGCTAGTATCGAAATCATCTGAAAATGTATAATTACCAGTTGTTTCTGCGCCAGCACGTTGCGCCGCCGCCATCGCAATATCTTGCTGTCGTTCTTGGTCTAAATCTTCGTCAGACATACCGCCGCCGCCAGAGCCTGAATCACTATCAAAGCAAATACGATTTTCAATATTTAAGCTATTGCGTGCCATATCTTATTCCTCGATGACCGCCGGGTTCCAGCCGTCACACCTTTGCCAAATGTTGCTAAAAAATGGTTGCGACTATCGCGTATTATTTCCCTAACCCCGCCAAAAGGCGCGATAAAGTCAATGATCCACAGACGATCACCCGCTGCCCAGTCATTAGGCTGAATAAAGCGCGAACCGTCCAGATAACCCGCTTCTGTTTCTTCGTTAAACAAGGCCCAGGTCATAAAGCCCACAGGAAAGCCGTCAGATTCCCAAAGCCGATATTGCTGCAAGGCAATCGGGGGCAGAATGACACGATGAAGGTCAGCTATGTCATGGCCCTGGTGCGCTTTGCTTTGCCCCATAAGCCAGACTATCTTACCAACTGCCTCAATGTTCTTCATCCGCTTGTCACCACTTTTGCTGCGTCAATTTCTAGCTTTTGTTGTTTAAAATTAGCATCTTGCGCGGCTTTC